TCCTGCCAATGGTCCATGCACAAAACAGTGAACTGATATATGACTTCCCTGCCCTTGGAGGCATGGATACACTGAGTGATCTAATACTGCCCTCCTCTAAATCTTGAAATGACTGTGCGACACTGTGGAGAAATACTCTACTTTCAAAGAATGCCGGGTCATAGTAGAGACAAAACTCCCAAAATTCCCTCCTGCAAAGCTCGAGATATAATAAGTTCCTAATTGCTTTTTGTGTGTCATTCACCTTTGAGTAGTAATTTTATCTCATCTGTTGACATACCTGTCAAGTCCAAATTGGTTTGTGTCTGCTCTACCTGTTGAACGGGTGCACCATAGCCACTATCCATGAGTGCTTTGTATGCATTGGTATCACCTTCTCTGGCTTTTTTAATCAAGGCTAATGTCATTAAATCCTCTTGACTCATAGTTTCTGTATCTCCTGTCAATGGATTTTTTAAATTCTGTTCTATTGATAACCAATACTTTGCTATTGTGCTTCTATTCTTTGCGCCTTTTGGTCTTCCGTTTTTTTCTGGTTGATATTCAGAAGTAAACTTTTTTAAATTGTCTTCACGTGCCATATCTCGTTTTTTTCACGTTATTTTTAACCATTGATTGTAAATTTCAGTTGCTACCTGTGCTGTCATTACTGGAGGAACTGACATACCTATTAAATATTTAGGTTCTATTTTTTTAAAGTTGTAATCAAGTGGATAAGTTCCACAAACTTGAAAATCATAATTTGAAAACCAACTTCTATCTATTGCCCTAAATTGTTTACCTCCACTTGTAATTGTTGGAGCAATATCAGTATCGTGCACTACATTATCTGTAAATCCAGATCCTTTGCCAAAATGTTTAATTTCGATTTGCTCAAGTGTTTTTTCAGTTGTTAAATAACTTAATGTTCTAATTTGTCTTTCTGTTAATGATTTTGTATTACCTTTTTTGCTTCTTACTTTACCAAACGTTATTCCATTTTCATTAAACTTTAATTCTAATTTAGGAAAATTTAAATCATTTCTTTGACAAATAAAAAATACCCGTTCACGTTTTTGAGGTACTCCCATTGATGCGGCATTAAGTAAAAATAATTGAACTTTATATCCTGCTTTTTCAAATTTGTCTTTTACTCGCTTTACATAAGTCTTTGCATTGCCTTGTAACATTCCTTTGACGTTTTCAGCAATAACAACTTTCGGCTGTAATTTCTTTGCAAGTTTTATATAATCAAAAAATAAGTCATCTAATCTTTGCTTTGCTTGTCCCTCACGAAATACTTTTTCTTTTCCCCAATCTTTTTCCCTGTTACCGGCCATTGAAAAACTTGAACAAGGTGGCGAACCGTCTAAAATATCAAGGTTGTATAAATCTTCAGGAAATTCAGTTCTATTTGCAAATTCTCGTATATCCTCAACAAATAAATATTTTGGATCGTGGTTTGTTTTATATACATCAGCAACTTGAGGGTCTATTTCAACACCTCCTAAATGTTCAAAGCCTGCTAACTTATAACCCATTGTAGAACCTCCACCACAAATAAAAGTGCCAAATACTTTTAATCCGTTTTTTTGTGGATACCCGTCTTTTAAATACCACTTATAATTAAATCTGTGCTTACTCATTGCCTAATAATTTCCATATTGCTTGTTCAGGGGTTGCCGCTATTTCAGATAATTGTTGTTTAACAGTCCAGTATTCTGTTTCAGTAAAGTTTAATTTAATAGTCATTGTTTCATCTAAACTATCAATGTCAATTTCTTCGTTTTTTTCTGAGTAATCTACATTGTTAAAGTTAGGAATATCTAATCCCCAATCTTCTAATTTTTCATTATCCCATTCACTTACTAAACTATCCCAATCCCACTCTCCAAAACCTACGTTATCTTTAATTAAAAACTCTGCTTTTTGTTCTTCAGTCCACTCATCTGCGACAATAACCGGAACCTCTTTGTATTTTAATTCATTTAACGCTTTTAAGCGCATATTACCACCTAATACAACGTATTTATTATCTACATCAGTAAAAACCACTAAGGGGCGTTTATTTAACATATCAGGAAATTCTTGTATAGACTTAACTAACTTTTGAAATTTTCCGTCTTTTATTATTCTTGGGTTCTTCGGGTTGGGTTTTACCTCGCTTATCTTTACTAATTGCATATTAAAATATATTTGTTACCAACTGATATAAACCAAAGACAGCCAATGCACCAATCACTCTGAATAGGCTCTCAGTTGCTTTCTTAGGGTCATATATCCACTTTTGAATAGTATCTGAACTCTTCCATGGCATAAACCATAGAACGAACTTATCTGCAAAATATAACAGTGTGAATATAGGAAGTATGATAAGTCCTAAGACTACCTTTATTTTCTTTCTCATGCCTCAAAGTTAGTGAAATTTTTAACAGGTTGCCACAGCCTAAACTCTTGTTCAATGCCATCATCCCATAGAACATTAATGGATGTGTCTGAATGATCAACAATAGCACCCAATGGCTCATCATTGATGTAAGCTGTTTTGGTGTCAAAGTTGAATGAGTAAATTTTCTTAGTCTCTTGTGAGTTCATATTTTAAAAGATTTATTGCCTTAGTGTAATTCAGTGCATCTGTTGGATTGCTAATGTAATCATATCCAATATCAGAGATTAGGTTGATAAGTTCCATTAGTTTGGTCTTATCAATGTCAGATGTATCTATCATTTATTATCTTATTTCTTACTAAAAAATTATGCCTCATTGAGTTACTGATTGACCTCTTGAATTTTCTGTATTCATATACCCTACCATGTGGTGTCTCATGTGTCACTTTGAATAGATTGATGTTATCACAGAACCATCTGATCTCATATCGTGTGAGCTCCTGGCACCTAATGTATCTATCTTTGAACAGTATTGAGTACAGCCGCCCATGTGTTTCATTAGTTACTGTAATGGCAAATGGTTTCTGTTTTCTATGCAGTTCAATGATTAACACTTGGCTAAGTTAGTAAAAGTTATTAACATAATAAAGGGAGCTGTTACACTCCCCTTATGGCTGCCATTGAAGGTGTTGCCATGCACCTGCATTACTTGTACGTCTACTTTCTTGGATGGCTTGTGGCTTACCAGAGCCTGAGTATGTTCCCCCTGTGACATAGTGCCGATCTAAGTGACATGGGGGTTGGCTTACCAGAGTTTTATACTTTAAAAGGTGGATTGCCTATAATACAATCGCTGTTGAGCTTATCAATCAGTTCCTTAGGTGTATAGTATATCCCATCTAAGTTTAGATTGTTGACTAATTGTTCTAAGTAGTTCATTTCTTTTTGTTTATCATTTCAAATGCTTCATTCCAAAACAATGACTCAGGCTTGTTGTTAGCTGCTACTGTTATTAATATTCGTAGTGTATGCAGTTTATCACCTTGAGCATTACGTATCTCAGTTTGTAATGGTGATCCTTTGAATGGTGTCTCTTCTATCATTTCATCAAGTATTTAAACACCTTATCATAGAACTTACCTGTCACCTCCTTACCATACATGAACCTGTACATTTGAAACTTATCCACACCAACATCCTCTGCCAAATGTACTATCTTGTATCTCCTGGATAGCTTATCTTTGAGCTCACCTCTCACTGAGTCAGTGAACGTCTCATCATCTTTGATGTAGACAATTTTAGAACGGGAGGTCATCTTGTTCAATATCTAATGGTGGAGCAATATTAACTGTTTGTTCTCTTGGTCCTGTGACCTCAACCTTCCATGCATCAAGAGTATTGTAATACCTCCCATTGAACTCCCTGCCTCTCACATTATATGACACTTCCACTTGCTGACCTACACCCAATGACTCTAAGACACCCATCTTATCATTGATTGTTTGGAACAGTATGTCCTGTGGATACTTGGCATCCGGTGTTGTAATTACGAACTCTCTCACTGAGAATTTATCACTGATTACTTTGATTGGGTTAATGAGCTTGATAGCTCCTTTGATTGTTGAATCTGACATTGTTTATATTTTGTTTTGATTGTTAATAAATTATTTACTGTTTAACTCATTTACATATTGAGCATAATATTCAGAGCATGCCCTTAATCTCTCTTTTATCTGTTCCTCAATGGCTAAGTCTCTCTCATATCTTAACACAGTCACCCTATGGTGTGCAGGTATGTGATTGACTTTATGAATTGATTTGTTATCCCAATCAGTGAGCAGAGTATCATCTGTATCATACATGGTGTAGACTAACTCAAATGATGGCCTATCATACAGCCACATGTATGCTCTACCCTGCCACTCATAATCGGAGTTCTCACCTTCTGATGGTGTTGCCGGGAAGGTTTCTAATGACCAGGAGCTCTTGATGTCAATGATTACATCATCAAGTAAGATGTCACAACATCCTGACATTAGCTCATTAGTTACTCTGATTGTGTTCTTACTGTACTTTTTAGTGAAACGAACATCATTGAGTAGATCAATGCCATCCTGTTCCCAATCAGTTCCTTTGATCATTGGCTTAGTCTTAATGTCTGAGCTGTATCCAAAGAAATCCTGTTTAGCTATTTTACGTATCTCAGACTTAGCAGTCTCAGACAATAGCTCTGACTTACTCCTGGAGTTAGTCATGAGCTTACCTAATTGTGATGGCCTCCATTTCATAGTTGTGCCTCCTGTTCTTTGGTTAAATAAAACTTAGCTTTCAACTCCTCAACTGTGAACTCATTAGCCTTAATCTTAGCAAGAGCAGCCTTGAAACGTGCATCTGACAATGACTCTTTTTTAGTCTCAGTTGGTTGGTCCTTTGATGCCTGTTGACCATCATCATCCACTGCCTGCAATGAGAGAGCACTTTGAAGGGTGTACCTACGATAGTAGGTTATGGCACTACCCATTTGCTGAGGTGTGATACCTTGAGGTAAGTCCATACATGACTCAATCATTGCACCTGAGTCAATGTCAACTATCTGAGTGCGCACACTGTTGGCCTGTATAGGTTGTAATAATATTAAGCCATTCTCAAGTAATACAGGCTCAACCTCTGCCATGATAGCATTGAGGTCAGCATACTTTGAATGATGGCTTTGTGCGTTCTTAACTACCTTACCAATGGCTAACTTTGCCCTGTGTAGTTTTTGGTGTAGAGTCAAGGTGTTACCTAACTCATTAAGCTCCTTGATTTTCTCAGTCGCTGTTTTGATTTCATTTTTCATACTGTTTTTATTTTCATCAAAGATAATAAACTTTTGCATATATAATAAATAAAGTTATTAACAATTGTCTGTTGATTCGTTGTTAATACCCTTAACCGGGTGTTTATATTTCTTTTTTTTGTGCTTTAAATTCACAGTGATGCGGGGGTATTTTAGTTTGATTCTCATAATATCAATATTTCTTGTTCAACTTGTACCCAATAATCATATGACAATTGTATATCAATATCTCTATAATCCCAGCATTGTTTTTTCATTTCAGAAACTAAAATCAATGCACATTGTATAGCATCATTAAATGAAAAATATTCTATATGAGCTTGAAATAAATCATATGTATTAACTATTTGTTTTGCTTTCTCTTTTGGACTCATATACTCTGAATAAATTTATCATACCACTCAACGAACTCATCAAATGTTCTTACAATGATATACACACCGCCTGCCCTTTCAATGGCCGCTTGATATTCCTTTTGCACATCTGATTGCCTATCATTTTTCCACTTAATCTCAATCTTAACTGACCGCCCTCTGATCGTGGCAGATATATCTGCAGTACCTTTGGTTGACTGTCCAGGTGTCCATTTGCCAGGTAACTGTTTTGTATGTGCCATGATGCCGGAACCAACCTGTATCTTTGCTCCTTCCCTGTACTGACCCTGTGAGCTTATACGTTCAGCTTGACCGCCATTGAACTGTATCCATGCAATAACACACTTTGTCAAGTCATTGGCTGAGTTATCTGTCCAATCAGTCTTTGGTATGTATGCCTCTGGCATGTTAGGATACTTCTGTTTCAACTGCTCCATCATTAGAGCATTGAGTTTGTCTTTGTTACTTCGTTTCATATTAAAATGGTGTTTCTTTTATAGGTGTAATATTATCCCATACATCCGGTTGTGTATCCGGTTTGTTTGGTTCTTTAATTATCATCTTACCAATCCCTCCGGAGTATGCTGTTTCAAATGTGCACAGGTGGAATTGACAGTATTTTTTTAGATTTCGAGTCATTAGATTTTGAGTTATATTCTTTTTTCTTAACTCAGGAAAACTATCTAATAAGTTATCATATGTTGTTTTGATATTCAAATAATCATTCTTATCAAGGCCCGCAAAAAAGATATTCATTTCCTGCCCTATTTGGTCAATCAGTTTTCTGTAATCAAGATTCTTTAATGGCATGTCAATCAATCCCTGGTCAAGATAGATGCTAATACATTCCATCATGTAGTTGTCAAATCTGCTCCACTCTTGATCTGTCCACTCATTAAATAGTTCATGGCCAAATTCCATGATGGGAGTATAGGTATCATTGAAATAAGAGCTCATCTCTACTTCATATTTTCTCGCATTGAATGATGCACTATCACCCTGGATGGTGTAATTGGTTGTGATTATAATCTTAGGTGATTCAGTTACATCCAATTTAATGCTGTCCTTACCTTTGTACTCAATTGTAATTCCTTCTGTAATTACGCTAAATAGATTCTCAAAGTTAAATGACTTTCTAACATCATCAAATACCAACACTTGACAATCAGTTGCAACACTTTGATATGGAAATGACTTATTAAAATCAAAGGTTTTACCATCAAGTGATTGAACTTTTCTAAGTTGTTTCAATGCGTTCCAAAATAATCCCTTCCCGGATCTCCCATTTGGGTTATCTGATATGACCTCATCATTGAATATGATTGCTTTATTGTTTGAATTAGTCTTAAATGAGTGCAGTAAGTACCCTATAACAGTCTCAAATGCTTTGTATTTTTGTTGATTCTCTCCTGCAATCTTCCAAATAAAAGTTCTGTATTCTGACTCATGGTGATCAGTTGGATAATAATCCCTGTTGATTACTTGATCTCTCCAAATACCCATGTTCACATCTGAATAACTGATTATTTCTTTGTTGTTTTTAGTGATTTTTACAATGCAATTTCTGTAAAATAGGTAACACTCATCTTTATTATCCTTCAATACATCAATTGGTTTGGATTTTAGTAGGCTCAGATAGTCTCTTTTAAAGAATTTTAAGTTACCTGTCATTAGATTGAACACACCCTCATCACATTTATTCTCTTCAATCCACTCAATGACAAAATCTTTCATGTCCTTTTCATAAACTATCTTCATGAATATGCCTTGTTTCTGAATGAAATCAAAAGTACTGCCCTCATTAGGTGAGTTTTTAAAGAAATCATGTGATTCAAGGAAATCTTTAAATCTTTTATTATTCAGTGAGTAATTACCTTTCTCATTCTTACTCCAAAACTCCTCATTATCCACCATATTAAACCTCTTGCGAAGCTCATCCTTTGCTCTCTTCCAATCACCATCATATTTCAGCTCAGTGAGTATGTTAAATGGGGAGTAAGCCTGCCTTGATACAAATGGTTGACATGATAAATCCTCTGAAAAGATATAAAACATCCCTGTATAGTGTCCAAATGTAGCTGAAAAGCCATCCTTTATATCTTTGTTAGGTCGTGTCCAATATTCTACATTGTCATTCCTGGTCTCACAGTACTGCCACCCTGCTTTAACAAGTAAGTCCTTTGCTTCTGATTGAAATTCAATGTTATATTTTCCATCCGGTGTTGTATCCTTCCATGTTTCTGCCCATTTCTTATTGGAGTCAGCTGTCTTTGACCTGGATACTATCTCTTTGTACTTATTAAATGAGTGTGCAAAATCCTGTATTGTCTGCACCTCATCTGATCCCTCCAATGGTGTTAGTTTAACATATTCAGGACCTGCAATATGTTTATATCCTGCAGATGGCCAACAACAAACGTACTGCCCATTGCCTCTAATCTCAATCATTACTGATTTTGTCTCCCAAAATGCATAGGTCTTACCAGATAACACCTCATCTTTATAGATAAAATATAGGTGATAACCTCCACCGGCTGTTGTATAGATTGATAACTTACCTTCATGTATTAACCCTTTGATGTATGGGATGTTAATATAGCTCTCAAATATATCTTTGATAGGCTCATCATTGTGTGCATCAAAATCAATGCAGTAAAATCCATCTGATACAGATCCACATGCAATACCTATCTTAACAGCCTCACTAAATAGTTTCTCAATGTTATTCTCATCTATTGATTCATACAAATAGTTGTGGCCCTTCTCAAGTAATGGAGCTTTATTCTCTTTTAATGGGAGTGGATTGAACCCCTCATTTAGTAAGTCATAAGCATAATCAATAAAACTCATATTTTAATCATAATTTTAAGAATAAAAAAACCCCTTAAATCCTTTGGGGTCTGACTTCCAAATTCATTAAGAGGTTTAATAACTTCTTTAGTTCTATTTTGTCAGACCGAACCGTTCACAAATGTAATAATTATTCCAATACAAATCACACCGAAAAAAAGAAATATTCAGAAAAAAAATATTTCGGAAATATTTCGGAGTTAACTTATTGATAATTAAATTGTTAAGGGCACTTTGTAAAAATTGAAACTTTTTTTTCAGAAAAAAAAAATCTGTTTTGGTAGTATGTTCATAGAGCGTATAGGGGGTAAAATTTTTTCTATTTTTACAAACACCTATAAATCAATACTTTAACCCGTAAAAATTAGAAAAGTAAAATATTTCAAAAAATAAATATTTCGGAATAAAGCACAAAAAAACCCTCCATGCAGTGCAAAGAGGGTCTTTTCAATAAATAAAATCAAACAGTATGACTACAAAGATATGTCTTTATACATGTTGTTTTTAATTCTGAACTTAATTTTCTTCAATCTCTCTAAACTATAACAGTTGATAACATCTGTTACTAAACTGTATGACTTAGGTGTTGACTCAAACATCATGATCAACTCATCAATGTGATCCAGATAGAGTTTATCCTTAACTGAAATCAAATCTTTGTGTGTTTTGATGCCATATATTACAGTTGCATGATCCCTGTCAAACATATTTGCAATGTCATAAAGAGTGAAGCCTTCATTCCTTAGCAGGTTGTACAGGTAAAATCTTTTGTAACTGTACTTCCTGTATCTGTGTCTCGCTTTGAGGTTGTTATCCTCAATGTATTTTAAGATTTCTTCCATAACCCTATAAGTATTAATATTATTCCCACTGTGAAAAGTAACAGTGCCATTTTAGCCTCCTCAACCATTTGTCACCTCCTCTACTTTATAACCATTTTCAATAAACCATTCTAATGTATCTGGCATATCATCTGGATAGTTGTAATCTTGCAGGCATCCATTATCATCAAGGTAACAATACCACCAAAATCCCAACTCTTCCTCCATGGCATCCTCAAGCCATACTCTATATCGCTTCATATGTATCTGTTTTAAATTTTACCATGTAATAATAATGCTCAATCTCATATTTGTATATTTTATTCAGTGTAAAAAAATACTGTATTGAGTGCTTAATTATTCGTGACCATCTAATTTGTTTTGCTGTCATATCAATTAAATTTTAATGTGTAAGCCATAGCTTTCCATGCTAAGACTAAACGTGTTGGGTTTGTTATTTGCATTGTTCTGAATTAAAAGTTTCATTGTAATATTGTCTCCTGTAATTTTCACTACCTTCATAATGTGCATTATTAATTTGCTCCTGCTC